TTCAGGAAGGTTCTCCTTCATCTCCATAACAGCGTCTATATATTCATCAGCCTTAAGTTCTGGCGGTGTTCGACCGTCGTCCCTGTAGTGCTTTGCGATGTGGTTATAAACGCCCTTGCGGTCGCTTCCTCTTAATTTTGTTCCCTTGCGGGCTCCATTAAGAAGACCAAATGTGTTTTGGAGAGCCGACAAAGCCGCTGGGCCTGGCCGACCATCCGAACCCACGAAATGATGAACGAACGTGTAGTTCGTTTTCATTGAGGGGTCTTCGCCATCGATGTGGAAGGCAAAGATCTTTGAGAAATAGGCTTTATCAGCAGGAGACCGCATGTTCTTGTAAGCGGTTTTATCGTTCCAACCTTCGTCCCTCACCCCAGTCTTGTGGCTGCGAGTTGGGCCCTTAGTGTCTTCGACTTCCTCTTCTTTCACTGATTCCTCTGTTATAGCCTCTTCTTTTACACTAACGGTTTTTGTGCCAGGTGCTGCACCAAAAAGCACGGGTGAATATTCGTACCATTCGAGTTGTTTGATATGGCGAATACCTGTGTCACCTTTCATTTCTGCACCGCCTTCGGGCACTGAATAGCCGATTGACCATTCTTGTTCGCCACCGAAAAACTTTATGTCTTCGTAGGCGTCACGACCACGAGTGGTGTTTAGATTGAATTGCATTTTTACGAGAACTCCGCCAGCGTCTTGTGCTTGTAAATGATCGGGGAGGCGATCATCGCCAGGGGATAATTCCTCTGCCTTTACGGTTCTCGCAACAGGCACAGTAGTGTCGTGTGACCATACACCTTTAGGAACACGTTTTTGAAGCGTGTCTTCATAAGCCCCTGGAACGATAATGTCTTTTACGTTGTCTACGATATTCGTAACTGATACAACCGCTTCCACAATGCCTTCAGCATCGTTGACGGCTTTTGCTTCTACTGTTGCTTGTTTCGATTCGAGTTCCACAGGGTCTCCTAGGTGTTCTTCACCTAGGTTATGCCCTCTAGACGATTTCATGGTGGAAGGTGTAGAAGTCCTATACGCTCGCTGCTGCTACTTCTGAATTAATCAGACGTGCAATAACGCCAGAATCTCTTAAAGACGCCATTTCCTCAGGGTCAACTCCGAACTCCAAAAGTCCCGCAGGAGTCGGTTCGTTAGTAAAAAGCATCGTACAACGACAGTTAGCCACTTCTTCAATTGGTGCAGTCAATGAACCAGGGTGCATCATTAAATGACCGCCTACTACAAAGGGATCAAAAAGAGGTCTTGCCTGACCATCAGCATGTGTATGCGTCGCTCTAACTTTTGCATCTTGTTGAGATAACCAAACTTTGTACCGTAAACCTGTTTTCGAGGCTTCAATCATTTGACCTTCGTTCAACCCAAACGTAACAACATTGTTCGCTATTAGGCGAGATCGGTTTTTAACAGCATCATCAAAAATTTGTTTTATCTCTTCGGCAATATCAGCCGCAGATTTACCTGTTGCCAAACCTTCTGTAATTTTTTTGTCAATTTGACGTTTGGTAGTTCTATTGACTTCTGTCATTCTTTCAAGCCCTGCGACAACAGCGATAGCAACCAGTTCTTCATCTGGCTCGATTTTCTTAGTTGTCATTAACGCAAATTCGTTCCCACCATCAATGACTGTTGCCATAATAAAAGATTTGGCATCTGCAAGTAGTTGTCGATCCCAAACAGGAATGTCCATGATGTCATTAACTCCGACGCTGATACCTTTGTTAATTTTTTCCCGTATTTTTGCTGAATTCCATTTTTCTAAAACAACTCTGCGTTGTCTTTGAAAGAAAGACGTCATTGTTATTGAAATGGAGTCAACCATGCGGGCTGTTTGTTGGGCTCTGCGTTCTCTTATTTCATCAGCGGCTTTTTGGTCAATCCAATTTCCGCCAAACTCAAACCCCCAAACGTCAGTTTCTAAAGGGGCCGACTCCTTACCCTCCGACTTCTCTTCAACAGAACCATTTAATGATGCTGCTTCAGGCACTGTTTCAGATGGTTCCACTTCAGGAACGATCATAGGAGCGTGCGGTTGCAATACTCCTGGTTGCCCTTCGGGTAATTCTGGAGGCGTAAATTCTGTCGATGGGGTTTGGCCATCAGCGACTGCTTGCCCTATAGGCATCAAGTTGGCTTGTATCCACATCAAGTCAGCACCAACTGGTTCTCTGCCAGTCTTTTCTCTGTACTCATCTATTGAGATAGCGCCAAACTTCAATTCTTCAAGATGATAAGCCGCACGTTCACGCTCATCTCTTGAAAGGATCGCTACATCTTCAAGATTGAACTTGACTGTTAATTCGTCTGAGCCATCCAAACGATCAAAAGCACGCTCAACCAACATTAAATGAGGAAGCATCGTTTCACGCCAGAACACTTCAAGTTCCGTGTCAGCGTTTGCGAACGTGCGTTCAGCGGCATTACCGATAACTGATTCTGGGACACCGAACGCCATAAGGATTTCTTCTTTGGCTAGTTGCTTTGTCTCCGTGTACTGGGCGTCACGCTGCGCCATGGAAGTGTCAATCCATTTTGCCTGTTCGGCTTCCATGATTGTCATCCGGCCAGCGCCACCAAGAGCAGAACCGGTATTCCCCAAGAAACGTCGTCTGATTTCTTCAGCGGCATCATCGTCTAATTCGCCCGTGACCATGAGAATGCCACCAGGGCGACCATCGTTGACCATAAAGTTCCTGTTGTAGATACGAGAGTAATAGTCGATATCTATGGCTAATCCACAGGCTTCAAGAGGAGATTGTCCTCTATATGGGTCTGTTGGGTGTGGAATTCGTACCCATACCACGTCCTCTGGTTTAACGATTCGTTCTTTAGTGTTCGGGACTTGAACTGAATAACCTTGAACAAAGTTTTTTGGGTCAGGAATTGGGAATGTCCAATTTGGTGGCAACAGATACAAGCCGACAACATTGTCTAAGCGATCTTTAACGACCTCAACAAAAGCACCTCTTTTTGAAAGAAGCACTTGGGATGAAAGTTGAAAGCGAAAATTGTAGGCGTCGTGATATTTGTTTGCTTTACGGTTCAAGATTGGAAGAAGAGAGTGGTCTACTGGTTCGTTCTCGATATCAAGAATCTCGACAGGTAAACGAGCGGCGTTAGAAGCGATCGCATAAACACTTTTGTATACCCATGTCACACGATCGTTGCCTTCAGAAACGGCTCGATCTACATCCCAATCATCTTTATACGCCTTTTTCTTGCCCCCTTCAATGGGGTTAAGGCGAGCCATGTTTTGGTTGTAGTAAAAGGCTTTCGCCTCATCTTCATTGACAAAGCCTCTGCTTGTATGACCAGTAAATTTCAATCCATCTAGAAAACCCATATCAGCCCTCGTAGCCCGTTAGTAGTGAAACGCCGATTAGCACAGCAGCGGCTGCCCCAAGCCCCCATGAGACACTTATAGTGAACCCGCACAAAATTGCGGCTGATGCGCCCGAGACTAAAGTAGTCGCAGCAATCTTCTCTTTTATGTTAAGTGCCTGTGTTAGCACTGCTCCAATTGTTGCGACCATACTCAATCCCGCCCAGACAATTAACGCTGGGATATTAGACATGCTCTAAGCCTACGCTCTCTAAACGAATTGGTCTGATAGGGCAAACTACCATCCTGCAAAAACCCCCATTCGGCTTCCGTCCATAGCAGCATCTATAGGGAAACCATTAGTTAATTCGAAAAACAGATGTTCTTCTAAGCCATGTTCTCGTGTGAATCTGTTAGCCATAATTATCGAACCATGAGCGATAGCCGTGTAAGCAGTGAACGCTAGTTTTAGAACCATCGGGTCACCATCAACTACTACCCAGTTGAATACATCGTGTCGCCCTAACAGTCCTCTTTCTTTTCGAGAACGAAGATGGTGTCCTCTCACGTGGTAATCATCGTGATCTCCTGAGTAATGCAGGACGCCATCTGAAAGCATTTTAGGGACATCTGGTTGATTGAATAAGGCAGCGAACTCTTCTGCTTTCCCACCGTTTATGTAACCCCTAACAGACATTATTGGGTCAACGGGGGGTGAGCCTAAAATCATCCCGTTAACAAAATCTATGCCTTCAGCATCTGAAAATATTGATTCCATACTCTTAGACATATCTTCTGTCATCGAATTAGCGTCACAATAAATTCCTTGAAACCCTGCCTCAATCACGTCTTCGACAACCTCGAATGCCCAATGCTTATAGGGATCTCGTCTGGCCATCCCCGTACCACATGAAAATATATGGTCAGCCTCTAGTGCAAGATCCCCAATCGTCCCAACGTCAACAAAGCCATATGTTTCTGCTCGCTGACGAGTTTGTTCAGACCGAAACTCGCTCGCCCAAATGACTTTATGCCCTTTGCTTGCAGCACACGCCGCAATGGCAGACCCCATTTGTCCTGGGGATATAAGCCCAATGGTTACCACAAAGCCCTCCAATCATCTCTTTCCTTATTAAACCTATCGGGGTCATACTCATATTGAGGGGATGAGGAACTACTTCCTTTGATTAAATAATAAGGATCACGCCCCATGTTCATCATCACCATTTCGGGGCAGGGGTAAACGATCCACCACTTTTTCCCATCAAATGAACCACCAATAAATTTTACCTCACGAGCATTTTTACGGTGTTCTTTTGTTTCTTTTTTACTCTTTTTGCGTGCCATTTGACTAATTCGTTTTTAATAGAAACAATAAGAGCAATAGACGGCTAGCAACTGGGGAGGTGGTCATCTAGTTACCCTCGGTATTATGCCGGGGGTAACTTCTTCTCCAGTTGTATCTGTGTCTCTCATGTGGTGTTAGCCCTCCCCAAATACCGAAATCAATCGGAACTTTTATCGCATAATCTAAACATTCTTTAACAACTGGACATTTTTTACAGATATCACGTGCCTCTTGCGTATTCTCACGGGCGTTGTAGCCAGGGAAAAAAATCTCAGTAGGGACACCCACACATGCGGCTTTGGTTACCCAATCAGTTTCAAAGTCTTGATCTGGCCGCATTGCGGTTCTTGGTGCCTTCTTCGGTCTCCCGTCGGCATGGGTCATTCGAGATTAAGCCTGCTCGCCTCAAACGGAGATTCGTATCTACTTTTGAGGATTATCGGTGTTCCTTCGCCTAAGTAGGCACCAAAAGTGTTGTAGTAAAGGTACTCAATGGCCTCATCGTAATCCCAGCCAGCGTCGAACATTGTTTCCACCATTTTGTCTTCGTCATAAACTAAAACGGGGTTTTCTGGCCCGCCTATCCGAGTTCCCACTCCAATAATGCAGTTATCGAACAAATCCATAGGGCCAGGGCCGTCAAAAATCACAGCCTCAGGATTTATATCAGCGAGATCTTCCCAAAAGATACCTGTGCGTGGTTCTTTAATTTTTTCAGGGAATTTGTAAACATTGGCATCACAAATAACATCGGGTGAATCTTGTTTAGGTGAACTACCGTTTTCTTTGCTCATTATTTTTGCCCCCCGATTTCTCGGTATCTATAACTGTACAACAGTTCGGGCATTCACCGGCGTACCTCTTTAAGACTTTTACCCCTATATACCAATCGCAACTATCGCATTTGTATAGTTTTCTTCTAGTAACCATGTGACCCTCTATGACCTATTCATCTCTGGCTGAGAAACTCGGTATATGGACACACAAGAACAACTTACTCAACGAGCAACCATTCTTGACGGGATAACCGCTGCTCTTGTGTATATCGAAGGTC